CTTGTAGACAAGCAATTAATGATGAGGCTAAAAAATTTCAAGTAATTGATCCTTCTGGAACGGCGAGCGCCAGATTTCAATCAGCAGCTACAGCAGTTAAAAAGATTCCATTATTTGGAAGCTTCTTATCCTCTAGAGCAAAGGATCTAGTTACAAAAGCCGAGAGCGCGGCTGGCAGAACAGAAATGTTTGTAGAGAGCACTCTAAGATCTTTTGGTCTAAGAATGCACATGGGAGATAGAGAGGACGCCGAAAGATTGCAAAAACAAGCCTTGCCTACAGGCATCGTTGCAAAGTATGCTGAGAATGAAAAATATCCAAAACTAAGTGATGCCATAGAAGAATACTATGACAACCGATACTTTACAGCGGTAATAGACAAAACAGATAGAGAGCTGCCAGATCATATGGCAGTTCTTGGTAGAATATTTGATAGGATAAAAAAACTGTCCCATGAGTCATATAAAATGTCCAGCCTTGCTGTTTTAAATGAAACAGAAATAAATATGATGAAGCTTTGGACTAAAAGTCCTTTTAAGAAATTTTATACATTCGGGGGCTATGATGAATTAGAAGGGGACTCAGCTATAATTGTTGGAGATCTTGCTCTGATAAAAGAATATCTCTATGGATCAGCAAATTTACAACAAAAAAAGGCGTCCATTGATGAGTTAAAAAGAAAAGCAAAGTCTGCTCCCATAAGGCAAGCATTAAAAAGAGAGTCCGATACAAAATCTGATAAAAAATCTGATAAAAAAGTTGAAAAAAAAGAAGAGCCTACAAAGGAGGATTATTTATTTGCAGCAGCAACTCAAGTCCCCTTACACCCTTTAGATTACTTTGCATTGAACAATGTGACATACAATAAAGAAGTGAGAGAAATCGCTCACCCCGTTTTAAAAGGTTCAGGAGCTTTTGGAGATATTTCTTATCTGCCCGATGATTTTGCTTATCAAGATGCATCATTTAGTGATAAAGAAAAAGAATATATTGAAAAAAATGGAATTCCTGTATTTAGATACAATACACAAAATCCAAATACTTTGGATATGAAATTTAAGTTTGGAGCAATATACTTTGCTCAACTAAAAGCAGGATATCAAAAAGAAATAAGTAAGCTCACTTCAGCAGTCGCTGAGGGTGTATTACCTACAGGTATTGGAACCTTTCCTATTAGGGAACGAGGTGCTGCTATTGCATATTTGAGAAGCAAAGGATACTCCCAGGGCCTTGGGGACAAAGAAAAAAAAGAAATAATAAATCAGTTAGCCTTACGAGTATCTCCCGATCTAGCAGAGGATCTTGATGTTGATTCCACCGAGGCTGCGGCAGATTCAATGGCAGTGATACTAGAAGGGTTGGAGGAAAAAAATCTACATGGGTTGGTTCTAGTAGATCAACAACTCCCTGGTAATCCCCAGACCATACTATCAGATTTTACAGAAGAGATGTATAGAAAAGGACTTCAAATGAGTATAACCACTCTCCCACTTTTTCACATATCTAAAACATCTTCATTAGGAACTCCATGTATTTTCTTCGGTCAGGATCAACCAATCACACAATCAATTCGACCAAGCTCAACGGCGTATAATAAATTTTTTAGTGGGCTCTATAAAATAATGGGATTTAAACACACCATCACAACAGGCGCGGCTACCTCAGAGTTTAATCTGGTAAAAAATGCGCCAAAGTTTAGACTATAAAATTAACATGCAAGAGCAAAAAAATCAAGGAGCTATTTCACTGGCTGAGGTTCGCAGTCGGGTTGATCCAGGTAGAAGCGGGGCGTTCAGGGCTAAAATCGCTTCTGAAGGCAATGACGAGCAAACCGTATACTATGTTAGCCCTTATGGCTCAAACGCAGAGGGCGCGTTTATAGCGGTGCCTGAGGTAGGCACCCAGGTGTTGGTCTGTAAAGTGGCTGGTGGCACAAGCTGGTACTACTTAGGTACTACCTTCTCACCAGAGCCTGGAGAAGTTAATGGTGATAGAATCAAAGACACAGAGCTAATGCCTTTTGAACGAGTAGATCCTGAAATGTATAAGGCTCGTGGAACTCCAATGAAGTATACCTTCAAAAGTCCTCAAGGCGCGGGTATAACCATGTCTGATGAGTACAACCCAGAGTTCTTTAATCAAAAAACAGTAATAACCACAGGAGGAGCTAAAAAAATTACAATGACCGAAGCCCCTACCATTGATTCAATTATATTGGATAGCGGGAACGGCAGTAAGATTACGCTAACAGATGACCCACAGAATCAAAGCCTAGCTGCTAGATCTATTCAAGTAGAATCCGTAGGCCCTCAAAAGTATATCAATACAGAATCCCAGACTGACATTGTAGTTGGAAAAGCTGGTCGAGAATTACAACTCATTAACAATGCAAATGGAATTCCTTGGGGTAATAGCGTTGAAGCTGGAAATGTAAATATTCAAAGTAAATGGAAAGATGTAAACGTGTTTACTCAAGCTGAACAGGGAAGAATATTCATTGAGTGTCTAAACGAGAATGGGAGCAGTCAAGAGATTGTCATAGAGACCAACGGAACTGGTGGGGGAATCACCATTAAGACCAAGGGTTCTGTTAATATTTCAGCGGATGAGAATATCAATATGCGGGCTGGAGGGAATCTGAATATTGATTGTCAAAAATATAGCGTTAATTGTACAAAAGTAGACGTAGAGTGTGCTGGTGGGGTAGATATTGATGGATCAATCATTAATCTTGCTAGTGAAACCGCTGATGTATCAGCATTTACTATACCTAATCCTCAGAGTCAATACCAAAATACAGGAGTAACCACATACTAACATGGCATCATTCGATTTAGAAACATTCCTAAAAGTTAAAGGACAAACAGGCACAGGATCTATTGAAGCCCTGGGTATGTCTTATGGAATGCCCAGTTGTATGCTCGGGTTATTGAGAGAAGGGTTGAATTTATTACCTAGTCCTGTGCTTTCAGATGTGCGATCAAAGATTGCTGAAGGCAAAGCAAAAGCAAATGAAGTCACTAAACAAGTTTTCAAAAAAATGATGCTTAATACAGGTATCATTGAATTTGATACTGAAACTGGAACTTTTAAGTTTGGATCTGATTCTGCTTTTATGGGAATAGATAATGATGACAAGCAAACAAAAAACAATCTAGCTGGATTTCTTGGTGCCTTTGAATACGCTGCCGAAGCGGGGGCACAGCTTTATCAGAACTATACTAATATTGAAAATGAAATAAATGCAATAAAAAATTGTTTAGGAAAATTTAATGATCTTCAAAATTTTCAATCGGGAAACTCAGCAGATCAAAGAGCAACGCTGTCCCAAGAGGAAATTGAAGAACTTTTTGACAGCACTTACGCAGCGGATAAAGCAGCCTTAGAGCAGGCTGGAAACTTTATTGTATCGGCTAATGCAAAAATTTCTGAGATTAATGACATCTTTGCCGCTAGAGCAGAAGACCCATCATTGGAGCCCAAGTTTTTGGATAGCAGAGAGTTAGACGAATTCTTATCGGGAACAAACTTTGAAAGGTTCGAATTAGAAGATCCTGGTCTAGAGGAGGACCCAGTGTTCCGCCTAACGTATGGGCCACCAATATCCACTGACGGTTCGTATATCCTAACAAATGACGGTCTTTACTATGACTCCTACGACGGCGGACTAGATCCTGTATATCTAGCTATTTCGGGAATGGTGCCTGTTGGGGATGCGTGGAAGTATGACTACGATCCAAACTTAGGTGGTAAGGGAGAGATTATTACTGTAGACTCACTGAACAAGTTTACAGATAACATATTTGACCCTACTAGAATTGATGACAGCGCGGGTCTTCAGCACTTTTACAATGAAGATCATTTCCTCGCTGTGGTAAAGCAGCAGCGCGATAAGCATGTCTACGATTTATCATCTGACCTACAAGGTTTCATCGACGAGTTCGGCGCGGAATCCTCAGTTGTAACTAATCAACGAAATCTTATCATGTCTGAGATCGCAAATCACAACACCAAGATAAATCGTAGAAAAAAACAGATCGAGGTAGCGGTTAAGGCTGGTCAGATATACGGAGACTTGAGCGGTCCAGAGTTTGGTCCTGGAGAAATTCCAATCAATGATTTCTCATATCTTGAGAAGTACAACTTAGCAGTTGATTTAGAAAAGCAGAAAGCTCTTGTGTTTAAACAAGCTGACGTACAGGGCATTGTCTTACCTCTAGAAACAAAATTTGTAAGACCCGCTAGAGAAAGAGCCCGATCTATCTCTTTTGATCAATTATCCATACCCCCAATTGGAAAAGGCAGCATTCTGTACTCTCCTTCTGGCTCCTCTTCAGGAACCGTACTAGCTTTAAATGATCAAATTGTAAGCAAAGATCTTTTTGCTATTTATAACTTTTTAGATACTGATTTAGAGCTGCCTTCGTCCACAAACTTTAATGTAACTAATTGTGCTACAGATAACATGTATAATAACGCACAACTAGTAGGCACAAATAGGCGATCGGTATTTGCTTCTGGAATTAGTATTCCTTACTTAGAGGGTATTGTAAAAAATAAAAGCACTGATCCAGCAGCAGCATCTGCGCTAGGCTCTTTCCTCAAGCTCCCCGACACTACTGAGTTTAGAGATCTAACTTATTCGTCAACAGGATTTACAATGGAGTGCTGGGTGCATGTTCCATATATTACGGATGGGGCACTCGGCTGGGCTAGTGGGTCTGATGCAGCCACACCCGCTGCCTCCAGCCTGACCAAGGTATTATTCGGATCAGAAAATGTGGGACATAATCCTAATTCTTCAGCCATGGACCATACAGGAGAGTTTAGAGATTTAGATTTCTTAAAGCCTGAACGAGGTGGTGAGTTTGTCCGTGGTATGATTTGCGGCTTCACACGAGATAGAAGAATCACCCAGTCAGCATCAGGATTTAGTAATAATAACGAATTCAACAATCCTACATCTTCTCTAAGCTTCTTCATAGCCCCCACACAAGCTAGAGATTTGTCTTCTGCATCTTTCATTAATAATGATGAGTGCCAAAATCAAGCACAGTTTTATAAGATGAAGGTTGATCTGTCTGCTACCGCTTTTGGGAATGTTTCATCCCAATTTGTTTTAGTTGACATAACATGTGATCCAAACTCGAATACAATAAAGATGTATGCTGATGGTTCGCTAGTAACGACTTCTGCCATTTCAGAGGTGTTCGGAGTTGATGTTAGAAAGCCCGTGGCATTGCCCAGCTTTAAGAAAAATAATAGCTTTGAATACTCCCCAACCACGGTGGATGGTCCCACCACTCTGAAGCAAGGACCCCCACTTAACCCATTCTACACTCCTTGGATTATCGGAGGAGGATACACCGATGGCATGTACCAGTATGGAAACTTCATGGGTGGAGATAGAGGAGGTGTTATCAGTGGCCTTCGTGGTCATGTAGGAAGTTTAAAGTTCTACTCAAGACCCCTAGATAGTACAGAAGTAAAACAAAATTACGATGCCCAGCAAGGCTTCTTCAAAAATATTAAAATCTAATGGCTGCCAATAACACAGTAACAGTTTACGGGTCTATTCAGGATAGGTATAATATACAAGCACCTAAGTCTGCTAGACAAGAGGTATTCGGACTGCACTACCCCCTGGGGTCTAGTAAAAATGGTGGTGTTTTTAATAAGACATCTGGAATAAATATGATAAAAGGGGCCGTAGAGCAGCTTTTGCTCACTGAACGCGGCGAAAGAGTAATGTTACCAAATTTTGGCTGCAACCTTAGGCGTTATTTATTTCAACCTCTTGATGAAACAACTTTTAATAGTATAAAAAGAGAAATACAGACCTCTTTTTCAAATTATATTGTAGGGGCTAAGATAACAAAGCTTTCTGTATTTCCCACAGGTGATTCTGGGCCAGCGGGTGGTAACTCTTTAAAAGTGATTCTATCCCTAAAGTTAGATAAGTCTGACTTAGAAATCTTTGATGTAGAAGTAAAAATAGCATGAACTTTTCAGGAACAATATCTTCAGACTTTATGAAGCTGGCTAACATACCAGTATCTAAAAGACCTTCACTAATCAACTTCGCAGCAACAGATTTTCTTTCTCTTCGAAACTCATTAATCGACTACGCCAAGGCAGTATATCCTAATGATTATAAGTATTTTGTAGAGTCTGACTTGGGTATGATGTTTCTAGAGTTAACTGCTTATATGGGGGCAGTCATGTCTATGAAAGCAGACATGTTAGCTAATGAAAACTTCTTAGCCACGGCTAAACAAAGAGCTAGTGTAAAGAAGCTATTAGAATTAATTGGAGTTAGAATGAAGGGTCCTTTATCTTCAGCAGCAGATATAAAATTAGACTTTGATACCCCTTTTGTAAGCAATCAAATAACTCCAGAAAACAGAGTAATTACTGTGACCTCTCCTGAGGACGGGGGTAACCTTTCTTTTACTTTGTATAAAGTTGTAAACGGACTAGTAGACACCGTAAACGACACAGGAATCATTTCACTCACTGGAACTGAAGCTGATGATTATAACTCTGGAACTGGCGCAGGAAAAATATACAGTAACATGGTAATTCAAGAGGGCGCTTTAGTTGATGAGCAAGGTGATTTTGCAGCTACCGAAGGCGTAAAAACAATCAAACTGTCTCAAGGACCCGTGGTAGAGGGAAGCATCGGTGTGTTTGTGACAACCCCAAACGCCGCGACTACAGGAGCTTATACTGAAGTCCCTAATGTGTATTATGCATCAGGGTCATCTGATAAGATTTTCGAGGTAATATATGATGAAGAGTACAACGCCACTGTAGTTTTCGGTGATGGTTCTGTAGGCATATCTCCAGAGGATACCGCATCATTTAGAGTTGAATATCGTGTTGGTGGGGGCACTAGGGGTAATTTAGAAAGAGATACAATTAATACCTCTATCAGCACACCACGAGGCCCAGGAACTTTAACAAACATTAGTAAGGCTACAGGTGGAGCAAATGCTGAAACGGTTGAACACGCTAAAAAGTACGCGCCTCTAACCTTCAGAAGGCAAGATAGATTGGTTACTTTAGAGGACTACTCAGTGTTTGCCAACACATTTATCAGCAACTTTGGAACTGTCGGCAAAGCGACCGCTGCGACCAGAAAAGCGTATGCCTCAGCGAATGTTCTTGATATTTATGTTCTTGAAAAAGCTTCGGATTTACAACTCCAAAGAGCTACCACAAACTTTAAAACACAGCTATTAGACGCCATTAATAAAAAGAAAATGGCTACCGATGATATAGCTATTGTAGATGGTCTTATCAGAACATTGGACCTAGTAGTTTCAATCAAGATAGACAGAGAAGAGGAAGAAAATCAAGCTGCGATCAAGAGTAAAGTTAGAGATAAGATTCTAACTTACATGAATGCCGATAATAGAGATTTTGGAGAAGACCTAAACATTGCCGAACTAAATAGGCAAATGTTTGAAGTCGATGAAGTTAGATTTTCTAGCGTAGACAATTTAGATCAAAATGTGACAATTGATTTCAATGAGATTGCACAACTAAATAACCTTACTATTAATGTAGTTTTACTTGACTGATGGATTCTAGTAAATACACTCCTAGCCCTAGAAATTTCTACAAAACAAACTTTGTAGAACTGATTGAGCTTATTACGCCCGAGGTCTATAGGCAGAAAGACCTTGAGTTAAGTGGCACAGAGATAAATCCCATTTCAGATCTAGTTAATAGGCATGTACAGGTCGCCAACAACATTGGAGATGTTCTCTCTATATCTGGCGTTACCAATACTCAGACAAGTTCTTTAGGAAATATTAGTGGTATATCACAATACTTTGTAAAGCAAAATCAGCTTACAAATATTAACCCTTTTATTTTTGAAAGTAAGATTCTAAATCCCTTAGGGACTACTCTAAGAAACTACGAAACAAGTTCTGCTTTTAATTCATACCTTTCAGGAACTCTGCTCCCGCAGCTAGTGCCCGCTTCCCAGACTGAACCTGGGGCCTTGCATGCCAACATAACCACGCTGTCTGCTCTGACCTCTAACTCAGATGCTAGTTCTGTTCACAACTATCTCGTTGACAATTTAGGGTGGTTTTACTTCTTAAATACATCAGCAGATGGTGGCCTTACTTATTCGCCTTCTAGCTTTGTTCT